TTCATGTAGTCGTGGAATGCTTTATAGACCACTTTGTGATCTTTTAGTCACTTAGCGTCTGTAAAGATACCCATTCAACTACAAGAATTACTAGGACTGGCAGTAGCCATTATTTTCGGTCTGCTTGGGGCAATGTTCTCGATTCTAAAACTAGAACGAGATTTCACCTCACCAAATGGAGACCAAATCTGTGCAACCAGCTCAACCTCTTTTAAGAATTCTGAATCACCTTTAAAACCATCTGTTATTGTTTGTAATTTCGGTTTGAAATCACAACGAATAACACGATAGATATTAAAGAAGGTTAATCAGAGACGCAAAGTCCCTGCATCACCTTTACGAATCAGATGTCTTGAGTGAGGATCAATGATTCGAGGTAATCCTTTCTTTAACCCTGTTAAGGGTAAGTCAGGATCAATCTCTCTCAATGATTTAAAGGGTTGACCAGCTGCCGCTCTCATGAGAGCGACATGCCAACTCTTTAACTGAGCTACTAAGAGGTTTACACCATGTCTTCGTCGATATGCTCGAAGATACTGGAAAAATCCAACAGCAAGATTATAACGTCACTTTCAGTTTTTCATATGACCAACACACAATGGAATTATCCATTTTAATGTTGTCATAAAGAACAACTGAAAGGAAGGAGATTCTAGAGAGAACACTTTATTATCAGAGTTTCGCTCTGTACTTATTCCTTTTACGGCTAAAAAGCCAACTGGTGCTTGGGCTGTTAAAGGCCTCTTCACACTTAGTCAAGGGACAGTAGCAAGATAAAAGTTTTTATTTTGCATAGTAACGTTTTTGATATCTTCCGAGGAAGGCAATGTTCTTCAATAGAAAAGTCCTTAAGTTACAACCTCTAGTTGTACCTTTCGGTATTCTATGGAAGCATAACTAAAGACAATCAGGTACTTTATTAGATAGAAGTGTTATCTTTCTAATAATGCAGAACGACCCTTATGGGTTATAGGGACCATTGCAGGTCCAAGAGTAATCAACTCTTCCGGCTACTCCGGCTATAACAATAAGGTTTCTCTCCACCATGAGAGGAAAGGACTGAGTGAGTCCGGTTCCCACCATAGAGGAGCATAGTCACTCGTGACAGGCATAGGGCTAACACTATATTGTTAATAGTGTTACCAGGTGCAAATCCTGGCTGTCACCCCAACTACTTATAGAGGCAAACAGCGGTTCTCAATCGCTTTTGTCACAGACCTCTGAATCTGTCAAGTCTGCATATAAGTATTGGTCCAATACGTTGATGAATCGTATCGATTGTAACTACCGACTCTAGAGTCGTTGCTGATGTCTTGCTAGACACCAACTTCAATAGAGAAAAGTTTTCATTCGGGAAGATCCTAGACGTACACCTTGAGTGGAATTCCGTTTCTTCGGCGATATGAGAAGTCTTCAAAGAACTCTCTTTGTCCTCCTTTGATGTTGACAACATTTTTGTCACGTCTAAAGAAGGCAAGAGGTCGAGAAGATAACTCATGTACATCGACTTTAGTTATGGATACCCCCTTAAGGGCTTTTAGAAGTGAAATTAGTCACTTAGGTCGCAAATCTTTATGAGGTTTACGGTCCTCTCGGTGTTTGACTTCGAATACGGAAAGATCTAGGGCGTTACGCTCTACTCGATCCATTTCAAATATTCAATCCCGAGTATAAGTGAGATAATCTTCACTATCTAAAGGTGTGGAATAACTGTACTTTCCTTTATAGAAAGGAGAGCTTACAGGAAGACTTTCATAAAGCTCTACCACCTTGTCAAAAATATCATGACGAGGCTTGTCTCGCAATAATGCGATCGGTAGAGGATTCATGTCATTTGTGAGTGGTTTCTGCCATAGAATTGATTGATAGAAATCAATAATTCGTCAGGCTAAACCATTATGATTTGTTTCTTTTGTAACAATTTCATATGATTTATCACATCACAAATGCTCACGTTTCAAAGCTTCCTGGACAGATATTCCGGTTGATAGCACTCCTTCTCCAAAAAGATAAGATCTTGCTAGAGTTTTAGGATCATCATGACCAGGAATTTGTGGTCAGTTCGATTCTGAATCTAGCATGAAAACTGTATCTTTAAGGAGACGAGAGCTATTAACAAGATCTTCACCAGCGACATAAACTCAGTAAGGTAAGATAAGACGAGATAATCATTGTCTTTGACTTCTCTTCCTTTGAGGAAGGAAGGCAAATTCTTTCATTATCTTTAAATTCTCCTGCAATTGCGGGTATTGACCTGCAAAAGGAGAATTCGGATCTAATTCCATTAGTTGTAAAACATTTGGAATATCCATCATCTTATCTATCCTACTGTTTATAGCCTTGATGTACTTAAAGACTCTCTCATATGGAAGACCTTCTTTTATAAGGTCTTTCATACTGATTTGTAAATTCTTCATAGAAGGATTTACGAGAGTCTCAGCTAACCATGACAGCGGCATTCTACCTCTATGAGTGTAGATCCCTAAAATGGTAATCAAAGGCATAAACATATGTCGTCTAGTTCTGGTCTTGCCAGATCCGATCTTTGATTTAGATCGATCTGTCAGACTTACCAACACATTGAAGTTAGTTATGAGTCCTCGTTCGAGCCATTGTAGGATACTTCCTATAAAAGCTCCGGAATCTTTAGGATAATCTACGAATTGTCGCCAAGATAAACCTGAAACATCTGTTCCAGATTTTATAAATCTCTTAGCGAATTCGAAAGATTGATTTGGACTAACAAGAGATTTACTCATGTTAATCTCCAATCCTAATTTTTCCATGACGAGAAGATACTCTTTCGCCAACTCCTCATTAAAGATATCAATATCATCTCCTAGAATCTCATATTCTTCATTTCAAGTGTGTTTCACACCTGAAAAGATTGAAATCTTGTTGATCCTTAGAGCACAATATTGCAATATCCAATGGTGAGTTAAATCTAACATTGCCCAAGAAGAGTACGCACCCATAGGTTGTCCTACGGCATACGTCACAGATAAGGGAACAATCCCATATCTTTTTCTGCTTGATAGTGGAATAATATATTCTCTATCAGTCAGAAGACGTGCCCATGGATTTCCTAATCCTTTTACTCCTAACAGAGTATCTAGGATGTGGGCTTGTAAACTTATTGGCAATCGATCAGTAGCTGCACTCAAATCAAAAGAATAAACTTTTGAAACTTTACTTGCTTTCTCTCTCGAGCGTCGGACTGACGCCTCTTGATCGAAAGTCCCATCATTCGGAATTTGTCTAATTATATTAAACAACTCCTTATGTAAGGGATAAAGTAAAGACTGAGTTCAACTATCAACGATAGCGAATAAACGAAGTTTACCCGCTGCCTCTTCTTTGGCGGCTATTTGACCAATTGGCTTACTTACTTCTTGGATGTATCTTGAACCGAGATCTATATCTCCGTTCTCTGATATCACTCCGTGAACATAAGTACCTCTACGTTTCTTCCTATCATCTGGGAAGAAGTAGAGTTTATGCCATTTTGATCAATAGTACCCGACACGATCGAAAATTTCAGCTTGAAGCTTCAACGCAACATCGAATAGTTGCTTGAAGTTTTGCAAGTCATAGTACCCGTTAGGTTTCATATCCTTATATTTAGGTAATGAACCTTCTAGGGCTTTCATGTAGTCGTGGAATGCTTTATAGACCACTTTGTGATCTTTTAGTCACTTAGCGTCTGTAAAGATACCCATTCAACTACAAGAATTACTAGGACTGGCAGTAGCCATTATTTTCGGTCTG